AGTATCAGCGAGCTGTTGCAATGGCGCGACTACTACAAGCTCGAGCTCCGCAAAGAAAAGAACGCGCAGCTCATCGCCAAAGGTGAGAGCACTGGCGCGACTGTCAAAGTGAGGTTTTGATCATGGGGCTGTTTGATCGGTTCAAAAAGAAAAAGCCTGTGATGAAGCGCAGTTTCTACGCTGCGAACACAGGTCGCCTGTTTGCTGATTTCATTACATCCTCGAGATCTGCCGACTCCGAGATTCGCGGAGCTCTCAGAGTTATTCGCGACCGCTGCCGGGAGAGCGCGAGAAATCATCCCTATTCCAGACGATACATTCAGATCCTGACCAGTAATGTGGTCGGATCGAATGGCGTTCACTTTCAGAGCAAAAAGCGGAATCCTGATGGGACACTCGATGCACCAGGAAATCGGATTGTCGAGGAAGCCTGGCGCGATTGGTGTCGGTTTGGTCATTGCACTGTCGATGGAAAGCTGAGTTTCCAGGCAGCACAGCGTCTGTTCATCGAGACCTGGGCTCGAGATGGCGAGGTGCTGATTCGCCTGGTCAAAAATATGCGAGACAGTTCTCATGCGTTCGCGATCCAGTTCTATGAGGCCGACTATCTCGATGAGGAATACAACACCAAGCTAACTAATGGGCGCGAGGTGCGGATGGGTGTCGAGCTCGATGAGATGAAGCGTCCAGCTGCGTATTATTTGTTCGCAGATCATCCGCATCATTCGGACGGGTTCGGCACAGATTACACCAAGCGGAAGCACATTCGCGTCCCAGCGGATGAGATGATTCATGCGTACATCCAGGAGCGTCCAGGTCAGACTCGAGGCGTTCCACCGATGTCGAACGTATTACCGAGACTCAAGATGCTCGATGGATACGAGGAAGCTGAGCTGGTCGCTGCTCGAGTCGGTGCATCTGCGATGGGATTCATCACATCACCAGGTGGCGATGGCTACATGGGCGATGATATGGACAATGGCACTCCGATCATGAGCGCAGAGCCTGGCACATTCCAGCAGCTGCCAGCTGGCATGGATGTGAAAAGTTTCGATCCTGATCATCCGACCACAGCGTTCAGTGATTTTGAGAAAGCGATTCTGCGCGGAATCAGCTCAGGTTTGGGCGTGAGCTATGTGTCGCTGTCGAACAATCTCGAGGGCGTTTCGTACAGCTCGATTCGCCAGGGCGTGATGGAGGAGCGTGATCACTTCAAGATGCTCCAGGCGTTCATGGTCGAGCAGTTCATCGAGCCAGTATTCCGCGCCTGGTTAGACAGCGCGATGATGGCTGGCACAGTAAACATTCCAGCTTATCGGTACGATGAATTCGCGAACGCGACTCGATTCATTCCGCGAGGCTGGCAGTGGGTCGATCCACAGAAAGAGATCGCAGCGAACGTGAACGCTCTGAACAATGGTGTCGTCACGCTCCAGGATATTCACGCGCACTATGGGCGCGACACTGAGGAAGTGTTTGAACAGGTGCAGCGCGAGCGCGATCTGGCTGCTCGGTATGGAATCTCGATGAATTTCGAGCCTTTCGGTGATGTGGCGAAAGCTGAGATACTAGGAGAGCCCGATGCCAATTTATAAAGGCGTTGAGCTCCCGACCAGGCCGACCGAGGGCATGAAAGAAGAAGCCCGGAGATATGAAGCCTGGCGCGAAGAAGGTTATGAGGGTGGCACACAGGTCGCTGCTGCTCGAGCAAATCAGATCCTTGCGGGAGATTATCTCTCGGTGGATACTGTAAAAAGGATGCACAGTTTCTTTTCCAGGCATGAAGTGGACAAGGAAGCTGAGGGATTCCGACCAGGTGAGGATGGTTATCCGAGCCCAGGTCGGGTGGCATGGGCAGCGTGGGGCGGTGATCCTGGGCAAAGTTTTGCGAGGCGAATTGTGGAACAGATTGAAAGAATCGATGAGCAGGATCGCGATCAGGGCGTCGAGCTCGAGTATCGCGCTGCAACTATTGAAAACGCGGATGTCGAGGAGAGAACAATGGATCTCTCGGTATCCTCAGAATTTGGCGTCGAACGTGAGTTCGGGATGGAAGTGTTGAGCCATGATGACGGTGCGATTGATATGTCGCGCCTGAACAACAAAGCTCCGCTGCTGCTCGATCACGATATGCGCCAGCAGATTGGTGTCGTGGAAAAAGCATACATTGACCCAGAGACCCGCAGACTACGGGCGACTGTGCGTTTTGGAAAGAACGCTCTGGCCAGTGATGTTCTCCAGGACGTCAAAGATGGGATTCGTACCAATGTTTCTATTGGTTATCGAATCCTGGATATGGAAAGAATGAATGACAGCAGCGGGACGGTTGTGGTGCGTTCATGGCTTCCGCATGAAATCTCTGTGGTCAGTGTTCCTGCCGATCCAACGGTCGGATTCGGACGCAGCCTGGAGAAAGCAGCAGAGAAATCTGAACCCGAAACTATCATTGAGGTAAGAACAATGACTGAAATCAATACTGATGAGCTAAAGGCTCAAGCTGCTGAAGCTGCGAAGCGTGAATTCCAGCAGACAGCAAAAGAGATCACAGCTTTGGCTGTGCGTCACAATCGTCGCGATCTGGCTGACAAAGCAATCACAGACGGTCTTTCAATCGATCAATTCCGGGGCATGCTCCTCGATGCGCTTCCAGAAGGTAAGCCATTAGAGCGCACAGCTGGCGATGTCGATATGACTCAGAAAGAAGTTCAGAACTACTCTTTCATGAAGGCTGTTCGCGGTCTTGTGAATGGATCTGGTCTTTCTGGATTCGAGAAAGAAGTTTCTGATGAAATCGCAAAGCGAGCTGGCAAAGAAGCTCAGGGCTTTTACGCTCCTGACCAATTCTGGTCAGGTATCGGCAAGCGTGATTTGACTGTCGGAACAGACTCAGCTGGTGGTTTCTTGAAGCCAACAGATCACCTGGGTGACCAATTCGTTGACGCGCTCCGCGCTCGCACTGTGCTTTCTGGCGTAGGTGCTCGCTTCTTGTCTGGTTTAAAAGGCGATGTGGCGATTCCTAAGTTGGCTGGCGGTGCAGCTGCTGCGTTCGTTGGTGAAAACTCAGCTGTCGCTGAACAGAACCCAACATTCGCGCAGATCACAATGTCTCCAAAGACATTGGGTGCATTTGTCGATATCTCTCGCTTGCTCATGATCCAATCTGATCCATCTGTTGAGCAGATCATCCGCGATGACCTGTTGAACGCTTTGGCACAGAAGATCGAAGATGTGGCAATCGAAGGCGGTGGAACAAACGAGCCATCAGGTATCCTCGACACAACAGGCATCGGCTCTGTTGCTCTTGGTACTAACGGTGCTGCTCCTACTTGGGCATCTGTTGTGAACCTGGTTCGCGAAGTTGAACAAGACAACGCTGCGATCAATGCAAACGCGCTGCGCTTCTTGACCAATCCAAAGGTGAAGGCGAAATTGAGCCAAACATCTAAGGTCGCGAGCACAGACTCTGTGATGATCATGGATGATCCTTGGACTTCACTTTATGGCTACGGCATGGAAGTGACTTCTAATGTCCCATCTGATCTGACAAAAGGTACTGGTACTGCATTGTCAGCGATGATCTTTGGTGACTTCAGCCAGCTGCTGATCGGTTTATTCTCGACAGCAGACATTCTGATCGACCCATACACAGGCGGTGCTGCTGGTACAGTTCGCATCCGCGTCATGCAGGAAGTGGATTGTGGTGTACGTCACGCGCAATCATTCGCTGCAATTCAAGACATGATCACTACCTAAGTGATCGACCGCTGACGGGGCTCTCTGAGCCCCTGATGCATTGAGGAGAGATGAAATGAAGTTAATCGCGACTCGAGGTGTTTCAGTTTCTGGCCAGCATTATGATCCAGGCGATTTGATCGATGCAGATGATGCAACTGCGACACAGCTCCTAGCTTCTGGGAAGGTGATCCCGACTGATTCGGTTGATCGCTCGATTGGACTCAATACAGAGACCGCTGCTCCGCTAAAAGCCAAGACAAAGCGCACTACTACCACCAGGAAGAAAAAGGCTGACTGATGGCTGTTGAGAGCGCAGACGACAGATCATATTTTTACGCGGTTGACGATTTTGGTGTCGCTGCGATTTATACGCCAGCTGGTGGTAGCGCGAGCACAGTGAATGGTGTGTTCGATAATGATTTCGTTGAGATCGACACTGGCGGGGCGGTTTCATTCGCGCAGCAGCAAGCGACTTTTATGTGCCGAACAGCTGATGTCTCAAGCGCAGCCGAGGGTGACGCGATCACTATCTCTGGCGAGAATTACATTGTCCGGATCGTCCAGCCAGACGGGACGGGTATGACCAATCTGATCCTGGAGCTCCAGTAATGGCACATGTTCGCAAACAGATCAGAGATGCTGTGGTGACAGCTCTCACAGGTTTGACGACCACAGGATCGAATGTATTCGCGACCAGGGTATATCCACTGGCATCTGCGAAACTGCCTGGTCTCTGCATTTACACAGCAGCGGAAGATGCTGAGCTCGAGATCATGGGCTCGAACAGGACATTGATGCGCTCTCTCGATGTGATCGTGGAAGCGTATGCCCAGGGAACGACCACAGTGGACAATTCCCTGGATCAAATCGCGCTCGAGATCGAGGAAGCTCTGGCTGCTGATTCGGGTGTCGATGCACTGGTAAAGGATATATACTTAACCAGGACAGATATTGATTTGGATGGCGGTGAAGGTGAAAAGGTCACTGGTGCTGCCAGACTAACATTCAGAGCCATCTATCGGGTGGCCGAGAATGATGTTGAAACTGCCATCTAAAGGAGACTGAAAATGGCGAATCATGTTGGAAAAGACGGGCTGATCAAAATTGGTTCAGACACTTTGGGCGAGCTCCGCACCTGGTCATACAGCGTATCAGGTGAGGTCATCGAGGATTCAGTGATGGGCGACACAGCTCGCACATACAAGCCGGGTCTGACAACTTGGTCTGGTTCTGCTGAGGCTTGGTGGGATGAATCTGACACAGCGCAGACAGCATTGACTGCTGGAGCCGAGATCACTTTGGCTTTTTATCCAGAGGGAGCTGACACTGGCGATACTTATTACAGCGGATCAGCTGTGGTCACAGAGGTAAGTTCGACAGCTGCGATGGATGGGATGGTTGAAATTTCATTCTCATTTACTGGATCAGGTGCTCTAACTTCTGCAACGGCTTGATGATTTATGAAAGCGATTGACCGAGCGAAAGCTCATTTTGAGGCACTCGAGGAGCGCAGCATTGCGATCCCAGAGTGGGGCGAGGACGGTCAGCCATTACAAGTATTTTGCAAAGCCTTGACTCTCCAGGAAAAGGCCAAGCTGTACAAAATGGCACAGGACAACGATCTGCTGTTGTTCGCCTATGCGATCATTTACAAGGCACTGGATGAGAATGGCGACAAGCTGTTCAGCCTGGAAGATAAAAAAGCGTTGGTCGAAAAGGCTGATGCTGATGTTGTCGCTAGGTTGGGCGCGTTCATTCTCACTGGTGCTGATGTAGAGGATCAGGAAAAAAACTGAGGAGCGATCCTGACCTGTTCGCGCAATATGCGCTCGCTGACAGATTAGGAAAGACATTGGCTGAGGTTCAGTTGATGTCAGCCAGTGAATTCTCAGGCTGGATCGCTTATCTGCAAATAGTGGCCGAGGCACAGAATGGCAAGAAACGTCCAGTTTGATATCCGCGCTGTTGACAAAACAGCTCAGGCTTTTCGGTCAGTTAAGAGCCGAGTCGGATCATTAACGAAATCAGTCTTTTCTTTGAGAAACGCGCTGGCTGGTGCAGCTGGCGCGATGGCATTTCAAAGCCTGGCCACAGGTTCTGACAATCTTTTAAAGTTCTCGCAGCGGGTCGGTGTATCTGTTGAAGCTCTGTCGCAGCTTAAATATGTGGCTGAGATCGGTGGTCTCTCGATTGAGACGTTCACGATGGCAATGCAGCGATCAACGCGAAGGATCGCGGAAGCTGCCCAGGGGACGGGCGAGGCTAAAAACGCGCTGAGAGAGCTCGGTCTCGATGCCAGCAAGCTGGTGAAGTTGAGCCCAGATCGACAGCTCGAGGCTATCGCAGACGCGATGCTCGGAGTTGAGAACCAGGCTGATAAAGTTCGCCTGGCGATGAAACTGTTCGACTCTGAAGGTGTGGCGATGATCCAGACCATGCAGGGTGGATCGAAAGAAATCCTGGCTCTCAGGAAAGAAGCAGAGGCTCTCGGTGGCACACTGACGACCACTCAGGCCAAGGATTTTGCAGCCTACAACGACAGCCTGGTCAGACTCAAAACATCATTTGGTGATCTTGGAAAGGCTCTGAGCTCGATCCTCTTGAAACCGATCAAATTTGTGATCGATCAATTCGCGAGGTTTTTCACATTCATTGCGAAAGTGGTTCGCGGTATTGGGGAGCTGCTCGGGCTAACCGAAAAACAAGCAGACTCGATGCAGGAGCTAGGCAAAGAAGCTGGCAA